TATTTAACATAATAAAAAGTTATGCGAAATCAGATATTTACGTTATTTTTTAATCTTAATTCATTCAGCTTGATTGTTTAAAATTTCATAAAGTCTATTTACTGAATCAGTGAATTCAATAGACATATATTCTTCAGAAAGCATTGTTGATGTTTTTATTTCATAAATAAATTTTTTTAATTCGCTAATGTTTATTTCATTTTTATTCAAAAAATTAGTTAAACGATCATCTTCAAATTCTAAATCAATTATTTGAAGATGTTTTTTTATTTTATTCATCATACTAGTGTTAGTCATCTCGAAACATCTCTTCAATTTCATCCCAATCAGGCAGTTTATGCTTCCTAGGTACTATCTCAAATTGTAGATCAACTTCGTTCAGTATGCGCTCAAATATATCAAAAGAGCCTGTAAACCATCCGTTTTCCATTTTGGAAATTGTTGTTTTATTAATTCTCGTTAGTTCTGATAGTTTTTTTTGAGTGTAGTTTTTTGCTTTTCGAGCTTGTTGAATTCTTTTTCCGATTTCTTCTCTTGTAGCCATCGTGTTTCCTAATTTTAGCTTTTTTGAACATTTTGAAAATGAAATTTTATTTTCAAAATTATTATAAATATTAATTTAAAATATTTTAACGTGCAAAGTTGCCTTCTTTTAATGGCAACTTAAGTCCGAATATTCGGATTTTTAGATCATTTTTTGATCTGCTGATTTTTAAATTAACTGTTTATATATATTTTAATTAATAGAGTATATACCGCAAATTTTAAAATAATATTTAATAGGTGAAGGTCATATTAACCATATACCGCAAAAATATAATACTGTGGTATATGGTTTATTATGAATTAAATCAATTTAATTTTACAAAAAATTACAAAATGAATTTTTATAAGTTACTGTTTTTTATATTATATTTGCGGTATATGGTTTTTCTAAATATATGTTTTTTAATTTGTTTTTATTTTTGTGTTGTTTAAATTAATATTAAATTGAGCGATTTTTTATTTTATTTACTTTTTATTGGTTATGTTTAATTATTGTCGCATTAGATAAGTTTGATTTGGTGGAATCATGCATATTCAAAACGATTGGTTACATATATTAATTAATTTCTATGATCACGTAATAATATCTTCAAGTGATAATGAATATCACATTGTAAATATTAATCTTGTTGCTATCGGTATTAAAACAGCAGCACGAGTTGTTTATGCTGATGAGAATGATTGTTTACAACATACAGAGTTATTTCATCCGTTCGAATCGGTAGCATCAAATCTGAGCGGCTTTTCTCTCAAAGTATTTAATAATTGCAAATTTAAACCTCGGATAGAGATAAAATTTTCGCCATCAAAAATTCTGCAGAAACATAATGTTTTTGGTCCAAAATCAGGCTTTCACGCAGTTTGTGATGTGCTCACAAGTCTTCATCTTCTCTATCCGAAACTAATTCAATATTTAGATATTTCAAATGCTGAAATTCTTGCTATTGATTACACAGCATCAGCTCGTATGAAAAGTAAAACAGAGCTGAAACAAGTGCAAAATTTTCTCCGTAACGTAGCAAATAAATCGCTAAGAAAATCAAATAAATCAGCTAGTTTTGATTCCACAATTTATTGGGGTTCAGACAATTCAATACGTCTAAATCGTAAGTGTTATGACAAACATGAAGAATTACTGAATGAGATTAATGATTTAAAGAAGAAAGCTGGCCGTGGCGATCTACAAGCAATTGATTCATTAAAATTTTTAGACTGTGAATCTGTCATCGAGTTTTCTAAATATCTTCTCCGTTTTGAAGCACGCTTGAAAAAACAGTGGCTATATGAAAACGGTATTCCATTGAATTTGTGGCATTTTTTTGCGTTCGAAAGAGATAACCCAAATTTGGGCATTGAACTGTGGCAAAAAGCTTTTTCTCCTCTTTTTGAAGGATTTGAAAATATGAGTATGAAAATTTATAACGATGATGAAATTCTAAACAAGATCAGTATTGTTCACGACAAAATTACTCGAACTGGGCGTTTGTCAAAAGTTAAATCAATCAATTTATTTAACTTTTACATTTCAATTAGAAGTCTCGGTTATGACAAAGTGAAAGAAATTACTTCAAATTCTAAATTTTACGAGAATTTGAAAGATATTCTTGATTGTGATTTTTGCTCGAAATTTGAGCTTCAGAATCTGAAAAGTATTGATGAGAAAAATATTGTGCCTTTTTTAAAATTGATCGAAATCGATTTTTCAAATCAATTGCCTTCTGATTATGTTGAGCCAACTTCTCCTCATTCTCATATTTACAAACATTTAATTCCAAATTTTTCAAAAGCTTCTTAATTTTTAGAGAGATCATTATGAGATTACATGCAACTTTTTTACTAGAAAATGTCAGTGATTATAAAGATGAACAAAAAAACATTGTTTATCATTCACTTGTAACGACACAGAAGAAGTTTTCAAGCAAGTTAAATCGTGAAATTGAAGATGTCGTTTCGATTTCAATTCCGCAAAAATTTAGTTGGTTATCTGCTGAGTTAAAAAAATATATTGGCAAAGAAATCATCGTTGCGGTTCGTGAACGTGTCTTTAATGACAAATTTTCTGGTTACGCACTTGATTCTGATCAATTCTCAGTGAACGAGTAATCAAAATGGGAATTAATGTAAATAATGAAATTGCTGAACTAGCATCTATTCGTTCAAATTTATTTGAAGTTTCTAGAAATTGTGAGCAATCAGTTGCACGTGATCTCAAATTAAATATTCAGAAAATTGATTTTTTAATTGAGCAACTGAAGCAGAAAAAAAGTGTTGTAGATGTCGTTTACCTTGGTGATTTAAAAGATATTAATCATTTAAAAAAGTAATGAAAATGAGCTATTTAACTTATTGTTGTGAAAATTGTGGATGTTTTTTCTTTTATGAAAATGTGTATTTAAAACACAAAAAAACATGTGGAGATTGAAAATGATAGATGCAGCTTCGATTCACTATATACCTCAATTTTTTACTGAAATGCATTTAGTTATTTCATTTTTTTTGGGTTTTATAACTTGTTTAATCTTCTTCCCAAAACGAAGCGGAATTTAAGAAATGCACGTTTGCAAGACACTCTCAACGCCAATCGAAAACGGCTTACAAACGTGTTCAGAGTGGACAACTTTTGAATTTATTGATCTTTTTCAATCGCTTGCGATAACAAAAGTTCAAATGGTGCAAATTGGTGCCTCACTCATTGCTGTCGCTGCTTGCTTCATTGCTTTTGCAGTGATCGCAAAAGCAGTAAATCAACTTTAACAACTGGAGCATATCACATGCAAAAAGTAACTGTAATTGAAAAAAATGGTGCTTGCGAATTATCGCTTAAACCTACCTTTTCGACTCGTTTTAAACAATCATTAATTATTGCTGCTGGATCAGCTCTTGCTTTACATGCTAGCGCTGCGAGTTCAATTGATGCGACCGGCCTCACTGGCGAGATTGAAGGCGCCAAGGATACCGTCCTCGGTCTTTTCGGTGTTGCACTTATTGTTTTGGGCGTTTTCGCTGGCTGGCGTTATTTAAAACGCGGTGCAAATTCAGCTTAAATTTAACTATACAGCCCCTTGTTAGGGGCTTCTGAGGTCTAAATGGAAGAAGCGAGCATTTTGAATTGGATACCCATTTTTATCATTCTTGCTGCATGCGCACTCGTCATAAAATATTTTTAATATTCATTGCATATGTATTTCATATTGCAATGTTTAATTCAGCTTATGCATCTGTCGCTGATGGCACCTGGACAAGCTACGATACAAAAGTAAAAGTTGGTAATGCGTATAAAACAGTTCGTACTGTTATTAAAAATCCCAAATTTAAATCAAGTGTTCATGGGCTTATTTTGGCAACAACAGTTGCATATGTTGGTGATGAAGTAGTTACGCGTTATCAAAATGGCGAGTTTGACTCATCAATTGAATCAATTAAAACTGGCATTGCCGAGATGTATGCAACTGGTCAAAAAGCAGGAGGATGGCTTGGTCAACAATTTCAAAATCTTTCAAACAAATATTCATGTAAAAATGGTGAATGTGTTGATACAACTGCATCAGCAAATTATCTTGATTCAAAATTCGATGGTGTAACTTTCTGTCGAATTAATTTATGTGCTGACTCTGTTGGTCAAATTACTTCACAATTGAGTCTTGGCACAGCTGATTATTCTTATACTTATTCACTTTCTTCAGTAGATTTTTTAAATACGACATCGACAAATGGCAAATTCGGTGTTCAAAGAACGTGCATTTCAAAAACAGGCGGTGCTGTTTGCAACGGACAAGTTACTTCAACGAATAACATAGAATTTATCTTCTATAAAACTGCTGCTCCAGTTATTCCAAATTCGGATACTGAAGTACGCCCCATAGTTACACAAAAGGATATTGCGAAAGATGTTGAGACACCGTCTACTGATCAACAAGTAGCTGATACAGCTACACTTTGTTATTTGACTAGCTGTAATTCAATATCAATTCAAAGAAGTGTTGATTCAGCTTATCCCGTTTCAACAACGGCAAGTGGAAAGACAATTCCAAGTGATGTAACTTACCCAGATTCAGCAACACAAGAAGATATTTCTACATATCCTGATCTTAATGATTCAACAAATTCAACTGGTTCTGATTCAAGCGGTATAGCGGGGACATATCCTGCATTTTGTACTGTAGCAAAACCTGCCTGTGATTTTTTTGATTATATGAAAAGTAAAGTTGATGCGGCTTCAAATTATTTTAATGAGCAGCCAACTGATCAAACAAACGTAAATATTGAAACCTCACCACCAATCACTATTGATACAGATATTAAATTTAATGGTCAGTGTCCAGCACCACTCACATATGACTTTAATTATGGCGGCCAATCACAAAAATTTGGCATAACTGATTTTTCTCCTTTTTGTTCAATGCTCAGCGACATTATGAAACCTATTGTGATTGCCATTTCTTCTTTTGCTGCTGTTTTGATTGTTTCTGGAGTCCGTACAAATGAGTAGTTTGGCAACAATTTTTGCAAGTTTGCAAAAAGGATTTTTAAAAAATGTTTTGCAAGGCGCGGGTCTTACGCTCGCTTCATCTGCAACTGTTCTAATCGTATTAGATACCGCTGTAACCGCATTTAAAACTTCACTTGGCGCAGTACCAACCACGATTTTAAATTTGGCAGGTCTCGCAGGTTTTGATTATTCATTTTCAATCATTCTAGGCGCTATCGTTACGCGTTACGTACAAACATCATCTAAATTGACTCTTAAAAAATTAGGTTCTTGATAGCACTCTCTACCGACTGAGAATCCAGACGAAGGAGGGAAGAGAGTGCTATCAAGAAATTAGGAATGGTTAAATATGCTTAATTTGATCACTGGAGTACCTGGTACTTGTAAAACAGCCTATGTAGTAACCCAGCTTGATAAAGTTGAACGAGAAAACAAACTCAACTTACAGAAAAATAAGTCAATTTATCTACACAATCGCCCAATTTTTGAAAAGTATCGTAATGATTTTAGTTATTTTGAAGTTGAGAGTGGATCTGGGCATGAGTTAAAAACAGATCTAGAATTACTTTCAGATGATTATTTTGATTTTCTTAATGAAGATTATGATGATCTTAGACCTGACTTTTATTTTCTACGTTCAACGCGTTATAACGAAATTATTGAACGTATTCATGAGCGGGATGGAGAACAAGATTTTAAAATATTTGAACCCGTTAGAACAATTTATACAAACATCAAATCTTTAAAAATTGACTATGTACGTGCATTAACATACGACTGGCGTGATTGCCCTGATGGTTCGATTGTTGTAATTGATGAAGTTCAACTTGTAGAACCTTACTCAGATTTAAAGCTGAAACATGAAATTGTTCAGCATCTGACGATTCATCGACATCGCGGTTTTGACTTTTATTTCATTACACAAGCCCCAAGCTTGTTACATCCGACTGTGAAAGAGTTGATCGGCTGTCATCGACATTTAACAAAACCGTATGGTGGAAAAACAAAAATATATCAATTTGGTTCTTGCCGAGCTTATCCAAATACTCTTGTAAACAAATTGAATTGTGAAACTTCATTTCGTTTTAAACCGCAGGCTCGAATTTTTAAACTATATAAGTCAACAAGTATCAATACACATAAACCAAGAATTCCTAAGCAATTACTTTCTTTTTCATTTTTAATTGTTGCTGCAATTTGTTTCTCTGTTTATTTCTTAGTTATAAGAGAAAATAATTCTTCTTTTTCATTATTTGGTAGTTCAAAAAAAGAAGAAGCTCATTTAATTCAATCAACTCCCACGCCGACTAAAAAAACATTAATTAACGATGAAAAAAATGAAACTACGAAACAATTAATAAGCGTAGAGCAAGAAGAACAGCAACGTATTGCAATGATTATTGAATCATCGAATGATTGCTATGCGAAAAATTCGAATGGTGAGTTTATTGATATCTCAGTTGATGAGTGTAGAAAATTATCTACAAAGAATGTTCGCATACAATTTTCGAAGATAAAGAAACCACATCTATTAGATAATCAACCTCTTAATCAAGTTGAAAATCGAGAAGTAGGTATAATAAATAGTACAAATATTTAGAAGGGTTTACAAAAGCTAAAAAGTATTAATTAATTGTTTTATATAAAATTATTTAATGTTTTTTATTAAAAAATTCTATATATTTATTATGATTTTCTGGTATTATTTTATTGTTGAAACCACCATTTCAACAGCGACCTCAATGAGGTCGCTACATTAGTGATTCCTTAAAAAGGAAGAGTTAATTGGTAGGTAAGTGCATCTTCGTGATGCACTTTTTTTTGGAAAAAATATGCGTTATTCACGATCAATCGGTAAATTACGTGAGCAAGATTATGAATATATTATTTGCTTACTTGAACAACATTTAAATTGCATTCAGTCAAATGCTAGTTCAACAAATGAAGAAATTAATGAAATAAAGTTGATGATACAGAAAATACAACATCATTTATCTGTGCCAGTAAGGAGAGATTTTTCTGTTTATAAATATTGGTAAATATTAGCCTTTTATTGATTAATACTTTCTACTAATTTAACTTTATTTTTTATTCAGTATTTCTTATATTCTGGACTTACATTATAAATTATGAGTTCATTTATGAAACATACATTGTCTTTTACAACGATTTTTTGTTGCTTAATTTCTGGATGTACAACTATAGATACAATGATTCTTGGCATGCCATTAGCCAGATCAATTACACCCGACTATGTTAAAAACTATAAAACACCAGTTGAGCTTATTAATGCTAAAAAGCTCAATGGAGAAAATGGAGAAGGGGGTATATATCAAATTTCATTGAATCAGGAACAAATACCATATACATATATGAGTTCACTATGTAAATCACAACAAGGTAGTTTTTATAAAATAGATGCGTATTCTATCTATGGTACATACGGTTGCTCATTTAGCAATAATAATAAAAGTTGGTTCGTTAATATTCAAAAAGTTAGAGCCATTAGAAATGATGTCTATATTAAAACTATGCAGGTAGATCAAAGCTTCGTTAATCAACAAAAAAGAATTCGTGATCAAGAACTTCAAAGATTAGAAAATTATAAGTCTCAACAGATTATAAAAGAAAAACAAAAAGCTATTGAATATCAAAAGAATATACTTGCTAAAGCTCCAACATCGAAGGATATTGGAGCTACAATTTGTAAAGATACTGATGTTTCTGAATATACTGGTATGCTCGTTTATGGTCGACCACAATTTAGACCAGTTCCTGGGGCAAAGGTTATCGCAAGTTTAGAAAGTTTAGGAAATGAAAATCAGAATATTAAAATTAATATCAAAGGTTGGTTGAGTGATAACGGTGGAATCGGCTCAGGAAATAATGTTCTTTACAAGCAGACACCACTTGAGTCTGGCCGTGTGATATGGGACAACAAATCTGGTTGGTACAAGTGTAATTATTAAGCTAGAAAGGTTGTAAAGAAATAATTTTATTATGTTTAATTAAAATCGTTATATTTAAAAAGAGTTCATATGCATAGTTCAACTTATAGTGAATTAATGGGAGTTATTGATAACTGCCCAGATGATTTGATTTTTTATCACTACTGTTCTTCAGACACATTTTTAGCGATTTGCACTGGAAAAAAATTAAGATTTTCAGACATGAATAGTATGAATGATTCTTTAGAAGGGAGTTGGGGATATGATTTACTTATTCAAGTTGGAAATAAACTAATCTCCGAAGAAAAGATCTCAATAGAATTTTTAGAACGACTTGATGAAATATTACATTTTTCAAGTTTCCAATATCTAAAACTAATATGTTGTTTATCTAAAGATGGTGATGTATTGAGCCAATGGCGAGCATATACAAATGATGCAACTGGTTATTGCTTAGGCTTCTCTGCAAAAGATTTACTCAAAATGCCGATTAGAATCTTGGATGTTATTTATGATTTAGAGAAACAAAATGAGAATCTTTCAACAATTCTTTTGACTCTTAATAAATTGTTTAAATCAACCGACAAAAAGGAAAATGAAGCATTTACTGAATTAAGTCATGAATTGTCAGTAAACTTGGCACGTTTTAAAAATCCTGCTTTCAAAGAAGAACTTGAAACTAGATTAGTTCACGTTGCTTTGTTAGATATTTCTGATGAAAATAATCCTAAGTATAGGTTTGATAATGGCTTTGTAGATGGAGAACCAGTTACTTATTGTATTAATTATAGAATGAATACAAGTGTACCTACAGCCTATATAGACTTTGATTTTTTCCACAATGAGATTAACCCAATTAAAGAAGTAATACTTGGACCTAAAAACAATGCTCATCCCATGGGAGTTGTACTTGCTATGAGTACAATGGGGTTAAAGGATGTAAAGGTGAAGCGTTCTGAGGCGTCTTATCGCTAATCAAAGCTCTATTACATTGAAATTAATTTGAGATTTTAGATATGTCAAATGAGCGTGATATTGCAAAAATTGCAGGTTATATACTGAGAGAAGCATTTGTTAAAACAGCGCTTACTGAAACTGTACTTTATGTTGAGAAGGACATGCTTTTGAGTATAACTCCAGATGGTAAGTCAGTTTTTGTTAAAAGATTAAATCGAGATCATATTTCGAATAGGCAAATCAATCGGAAGGGAATTTTTAAAGTTAAAAAGTTGGTAAATAAGCCACGCAGATTTGTGTAAGCTTGCTTGCACGCAAATCGAGTAGTGGTCGGATTTGCGCATAACTTATCTTATGTTACTTAGGATACTCAGCAACGTGAATTATGATCATAGGGATTCACGTTGCTGAGCTGTAGCTACATACAGTGTTGTGTAGGCTACAGTCTTTAGATATTC